CGGCCTGAAGGCTGGTCCGCATGCGTCCGACCCAGCTGGTCGTCTTCAGGTTGGAGCAGTAGTATCCCTGAGTGATCGAGTCACCGATAGCCATAACCTTGGCTGCGACAGCCCCGGCGTTGTCCCGTTTCGGGCGCCAGAACTGTCCCCAGTTGGGCGGAACGTGAGCGCCGAGGGATGTCGAGCCCTGGGCCTGGAGTGCGGTGATGTCGTCTCGGTTCGTGGTGATCTCGAACCACTGTTGGCCATTGACCACGTCGGCTGCACTGATGCGGTCATCCTGGTCGACGAATGCGGCATTGACAGGAACGTCCCAGTCGGACGTTCCCTTTGGAATTGGGGTGTATGCCATTACGGTCCTCCGAAGGGTCCTTCACCGAACCCGCCAATGCCGAAGCCTGAGGCGATGGTGAAATTGGATTCAGTGGCAACGCCGGAGGAGATCAGGCATGCCTTTACTTCTTCACTTACTTCGTGTTCATATCCGCCACGGAAGAAGTTCAAGCCCGCCGAGGGGGCGGGCCAGAAGTCCGTGTTCTGATTGGGGTTCCGGGGCAGGTTCTCTGCCCCGAGCTCTTCGGTGTACGCATAAAAGCGCACGGGTTCATACACGCATGGACTGACCTCTTGTATCGAGATGCCTCTTGGGATTCTGTATCTGATCATGAGGTCATTCCATGCGAACGGGGCCTCTTCGGTCGTTGGCGTGGTAAAGATATACGTGGCCACGAGAGGCCCCCTTCTCGGGCTAGAGGTAGTTCTGGGTCGACTGGCCAAGGCCGTACAGGGTGACGATGGCGCCGTTATTGAAATAGATCAAGTCAATCCTTCCGATCAGGAGCAGACGAGCCAGGTCGCGCCATTGTTCACGACACTGACAGAGCTGGCAGCGCCAGCCGAGCCAACGGCAACCGTGGCTGCACCAGTGCCGTTGATGTTGCCGGTGATGTTCACGACGTTGGTTGCCGTAGCATCGCGCCGGATGACGTAGACGCGACCCGGGATGGCCGTAGCCGGGGCGGGCAGCGCGACGTTTGTCGGGTTAGTGCTCGGCGAAACCGCGACGTAGTAATCATTGTCGGTCGCAGTGGTCGCCACAGTGACGGATCGCAGGGTGTAGCTGGTGTTGTCGAAACCGGACATGCAAGTTCCTCCTTCTGGGAAAGTTTGCAGGAAACGGGGACTTTCCTTACTCAAGAAAGTCCCCGAATCAAGCAAGTTCTTAGGCGTTCAGGCGAGCCGAAGAGGTGGACTGGGCCACAATCAGGGCCTCGGGGCGGTACAGCGCCCAGCCAGCAACGCCGTACCAGCCGAAGGGCTGGAAGCGAGTCAGCTTGTCGACGACCGGACCGCGAACGGTGTGGAACTCCTCCGCGACGGCCTCAGCGAGAGCCTGCTGGCCGGTGTAGTAGGTGTTGAACACACGCGTCTGAGTTCCGCCAGCGCCAGCACCGGACTGAACGTTCTGTGCGCGAGGGGTCTCAATGTAGGCAGCACCCTCGTACGAGCCGATCTCGCCAGCCCAGATGTTGTCAGCCGCGCTGTAGTTGTGCGGGTCACGCCAAGCAGCAGCGCCAGTCTCCCGACGCAGGTCATAAGAGACCTGCGGGTGGATGTAGGCGGTGTACAGGGAGCCCTTGTTCGGGTGAACAGCGTTCGTCCGAAGCTGGGTCGTCGCAAGACGAGCCATGTCGGAGGTGAAGAACGAGTCCGAGTCGATGGCGGTAAGCGCAACCGGGTTGGTCGGCGTGGTGCCGAATCCATAGCCCACAACGCCACCACCGCTGGTGCGGATGGTCTGCGTGCCAGCGGCCAGGATGTTCTGGACGATCAGGTCAACAGAGTCGATGAGGTTCCATGCGACCTGGTTGACGAGACCCTCGGTCACGTCGGTGAACGAGAACAGGTCCAGCTTGTTGCTGACCAGAATGGCGTTACCGTACTCGTTGAGAGTAACGGAGACCGTGGTCGGGTTACCGCCCGCAACGGCGTCCGGGTCGACCAGTTCGTTCAGGGGCGTAATGTTCTGGGCAAGGTCCTGGTACAGCGAGAAGACGACGGACGAACCCGGCATCGACTGCTGGACAGGTCGCTTGTCGGCGACCTGGCGGAACATGGGCTGCTTGCGAAGCGCGAACTCGAGCGCCTGGTCATAGGCGGTCTGGACGAGATTGCTCATCGCTCCAGTGCCCGTAAATGCGTTAGCCACTAAGAATCACTCCTTTAGGAAGGGAGCATCACGTAGACATGTGTGCCTGCGCCTGCTGCATAGCAGCCATGATGCTCTTGAAGTCGGTTGCGTTGCCGACAGCAGCCTCAGCAGCCTGGAAGTTCCCGAGGGGAGCTCCGGACGTGCCTGCTTCTGTCATCTGCTGATACTGCTGCTGAACCTGCGCATCAAGCGCAGGCTCTGTCGACGGAACGACAGGGGCTTCGCCCTGAGCGTTACCGGTTCCGAATGCGGCCTTCATGGACGTAGCCCATGCCTTAGCCTTCTCCGGATCGGGCTCACCCGTGTACAGACTTGCTGCACCCGGAACACCCAGCTCGCTGAAGACGGACGACAGCTTCTCCCTCCGCTGCTCCTCAATGAAGCCCGTCAGCTTCGTGTTGAGGTCACCAACTTCGGTTTCGTACTTGTTCTTGAGAGCGTTGTACGCATCTCGAAGAGCCTTAGGAGACCCATCGTTGTGGCCAGGCTCGATCTGCGCGTTGTCGTCGTAACCCCATGCGTCGTTCATTTACTGCCTCCCAAAGTGTGGCGCCAAGTAATCCCTTCAGGGGAGAAGGGGCCCGCTCGCCGATTGAATGATCCCGGACTTGAGTTACAGAACATGAGGCCGGTCGATTCATGTTCCGGCGGAGCGGCAGGACTCGAACCTGCCCGTATGCCATTGCCCCTTTTACTACTTCTGCCCGCCGTAACTCGACAGGCCACCTCGTGCCCCACCAGCGGCGCCACTGAAGGCGCCGCGTTCCTGTGAAGCCAGACGCTTCTTCTTGCCAAGCGCTCCAGCGTTGCCTTCGAACACGCCCTGCTCGGCTTCTCGCTGAGAGTAGGTCGTGCCGTAGATGCCAGCCAGGTCCTGCATGTTGCCCTGCTCAAGAGCGATCTGAGCATAACCCTGAGCCGCCTGGTCTGCAGTAATGCCCTGAGTTGCTAGGGTCTCTGCGTACTGCTGGTCGAACTGCATGTTCTGAGCCAGAGCCTGAGCGCCAATGGCAGCCGTAGCGGCTGCCTTCTGGATGTACGGGAGCGACTTGGTCCGATCCAGGAAGTAGGCAGTCAGTTCCGAATCAGCAATGCCCATCGCATTCAGGGCCTTCTTGTAATTCGGATTAGCCAGAACCGTAGCCTGAGTAGCCAGATCCACCCGGGTCTGAACTTCGGACGGACTGACATTCCCTCCGATCCATGCATTGAAATCGGAGTGCTGGTCGTAGAATCCACTGGGAAGTCCGGCGGATTCCATGATCTGGCGATAGCTTGCTTCTGTCGATAGGTACTCGCCCGCTGACAGGACAGGCAGGCCAGCACCCTTACGTGCCTCATTGCCTGCGAATCGTTCTTTGTATTCCTTGGAGTCCTGAAGCAGGATTGAAATTGTGTCAGAGCTATAGCCGTTCTTGATGTAGTCGTAAATCTTACCCGCCAAGGATTCAAGGCCGTAGCTCTTGAATAGAGAAGTGACGGCCGCAAAGGCGTCACGCTCAGTCCCCGCAAGAAGCTTCTCGTACTGACCGGTGTTCTGCCAGAGAGTGTTCTGCTTCTTGGTCCAGGACTCCTTGGTGAAGTCGAGTTGCTTGTCAGCCTTTCCAATGCGGAATTCGAGGATCGCCCTTGAGCGAGCCGACAGCTTCTTGTCCTTGAGTCGGCTCTTCCAGGAGTTGATCTGAAGGTTAAGACCCTTCTCCTTGGCCTTCAATGCCGCGATCTGGGCCTCAAGGGTTCTATTCGGGTCTACCGGCGTAGGCATGCCCGGCTGGCGGCCGGGCAGTCGCCCCGGATCTACAATGACTGGCGGTGTGGACACCGAACCTCCCTCAATACTTCAGGCCGAAATCAGCTAGCACCTGGTGCGCTACCTGCATCATGGAATTCTGTGCGTTCTGAGTTCCCTTCCAGCGCTCATCTGAGCGAAGGTCGTTCTCGAACTGCCAGATAGGCTTCACGGAATTGGATCCCGTCTGGGGATCCTTGTACTGCAATGCCTTCTTGATGGTCTTGTCGAACAGATTGACACTGCCATCAGGCAGTTCAAGGATCTGAGCCATCGACTGGAAGTAGGGGGAAGCGATGTCGGCCACGGACTGACCGGCGTCGATCTGCTTCTTCCATTGCGGGAACATGGTGGCAGCGGACTTGCGGATCTTGTCCTCGTAGTCCTGGCTGGTGCCCATGCCGCTCACAATCTTCCGTGCAGCCAGGTCGTACCACTGATCGGACATGGTGACTCCCATGCCGTAGGCGTACTCACTGAGCTTGTCGATAGCCTCTCCGGCCTCTCCGGGCCGGATGTCACCCTTGAGCGGAAGAACCCTGCCGATCTGATAGCGGAGCATTCCGTCATCCCAGCCATTCATGATGGCCTTCAATGCGAGAGCCTTCATCTTCTTGCCGCTCGCATCTCCGCCGATAGCCTTGGTCATCTGTGCGACCTTGACCTGCATCTGGCTGAGCTGCTGCTTGGCTGTGGCGGGGTCGCCGTACTGGAGGGTCAGGAATTTCTTGGCGGATTCGGGATTGGACTTCCACCATTTGGTGTCACGGAGTTCAGCCTGAAACTTCGCGACGGACCAGTCACCATCAATGGCCTGCTGGAACTTCTTCTTCAGCTCAGGAATGGAATCGAACATCTCAAGAACAAAGCCATACTGCTCCGCCTGCTCGTTCTTGTCGAGCTTCTTGGCTTCCGGCGTGACGCCCTTGGAGCCGCCACCAGAGGACTTACCTCCGCCACTCGGGTACTTGTACGCCTTGGCGATAACCGAGTCGACGTAGCCCTTAATGGAAGGGCCGCCAGGCTGAGAACTGGTGGAGTTGTAGAGATTAGGGTTACCCGAATACCACGCTGAAGCGGCGCCCTTAGCGCCGTACTTGTTGTAGTACGACTTCAGCTTTCCCTTGGCCACCTTCTCCTGGGCGGAGGGTGAATTGAGGAACTGCTGGGGAGTCATCGAGTAGCCGAGGTACGCCTTGGTCCAGGAGGCAATGTTGGCGCCCATGATCTGGTAAGTACTTGCCGTAAGCTCTATCTCCGTTGACCATGACGCCCTTGGCGCCGTAATTGCCCCCAGATTCCTGTTCGGCAATTGCTGAGTAGAACTGTTCGAACGTTGGCTGCGACATGGCATCACCTCCCTTCTGTGGTATACTGGAGTTATGGATAACACACTCGAACGCTTCTGGTCCAAGGTCACCATAACCCCCGGCTGCTGGGTCAGGTCTGGCAGTCCCATCGGTGCTGGGTACACAATGATCAGAGTCGAGGGAAGGAAGACCCTCGCTCACCGATTCTCTTTCGAGCTGCACGTCAGGCTGCTCGGGGTGGGGGAAAAGGTTCTCCACTCCTGCGACAATCCGCCCTGCGTCAACCCCGATCACTTGAGTGCGGGGAGTCAGTTCGACAATATCCGCGACATGAATACCAAGGGGCGCAACGGACACAAGGCCAAGACCCACTGCCCACACGGACACGAGTACGGCGACGACAATACGTACGTTGCGCCGAATGGGGCTAGGCACTGCAAGGAATGCCGAAGGGCGCGCGATAGGGCGCGCCACTAGGCATCCTACTCACCTCCCGGAGCGATAAGTCCCATGTCTGTGAGTACCTTGCGTCCGACTGACATTGCCTGGTCCTGGGCTCCGGAGGTCTTGGCCCATCGGGGATCGTTCCGAACAGTAGACTGGAAGTCAGTGAGAGACATGCCCACAGGCTTACCATCCTTGTTCAGTCCATTCAGTGCGGTCCGAATCAGCTGGTCATTGAGGCCAGCCGGATTAGCCGGAAGCTCTAGCTCCTTGGCCATCATCTGTTCATACGGTGAGGCGATATCCTTCATCGTCGCACCAGCATCAAGCTGGTCGGCGTATCCGGGGAAAGCGGAGATTGCCTGCTGACGAATCTGGTCCTCGAAGTCCTGCGTGGTAGCCATCTTCCTGACCACCAGCTGAGCCTGGTTCTTGATCGCCTGATCCCCGATCTCTACGCCCATCTCTGCGGCGTACTGCTTCATGGTGTATTCGTGCATACCGGCTTCACCCTTGAGCGTGCCGTCCTTGGCGAACGTCACGTACTTACCAAGGACATTCCGAAGGCCGTCCTCTTCCAGGCCGGTCCTGAGGACCGTCTCGGCGATAGACTTCAGCTTTGCCTTTGGAATAGCTGCACCGATCTCAGCAGCAAGCTGCTGGACCTGGACGGTAGTGGCTTCCATTGAAGCCTTCCAGGTGGCGGGGTCGGTAGTCTCCATGACCTTCGCCTGACGTGCGGTATCGGAAGTCTTCTTCCACCACTTGGTGTCGCGAAGCTCTGCCTGGAACTTTTCCGCAGTCCAGGTGCCACCAATGGCCTGATCGAAGAGCTTCTTCAGTTCAGGGATTCCGTTGAGGAATCCAAAGGACCAGCCGTAGTTGGAAGCAAGCTCCTCGGGGCTCATGGGGACATCCTGCGGAGCCTCCAGATCGCCGGAGGAGCTGCCAGGGGTCACGACACCGGCGATACGACGGCCACCCATGAAGCGGTCCATGTAGTACCCCTGGGTGATGTCCGTAACCTCGGCCGACTTGCCCGGCCTCGGAGTGTGGAACATCTTGCCATTGCCCATGTAGATACCTACGTGGTCAGGGCCGCCAGTGCTCTTATCGGTGTCGAAGAAGACGAGATCCCCAACGCGGAGACCCTTCATGGACACCGAATCGCCCTGGCCGATCTGGCTGTAGGTCGTCCGGGTGATATCGATGCCGAACTTCTTGAAGCCGTACTGCATCAGCCCCGAGCAGTCGAATCCGCCAGGCTGGTTTCCGCCCCACTTATACGGCGTACCCTTGAACTGGAGGAGGTAGTCAACGATGTCCTGACCACTGACTGCCATTTACCCTCCCAACATCTGCATGAGTGCATTCATGTACGTAGTGCCGCCCTGGAACTTGCCGTATTCGTCGGTGCCCTTGGTCTCTTCGCTGATCAGGCCAGCGCGGGCAGCCTCAGAGACACCGCCCGAGGTGGTGCTCTCGCTGGAGATAACCTCTCCCATGTCATTGAGATTCTGGGTGGTCTTGACGATCTCCGGAGTAGCCTTCTCGGCGCTATTGATCGAAGCCCTGTACTGGGCAAGCTCGCCAGCCGTAGGCGCACGACCGAGGAGTTCTGCCAACATCTGGCTTGTCAGGGCCTTGACGTCTTCCGGGGAGGACAGGTTGATCCGCTTGTCCGTGGTGGTCTTGGACTTGGGGCCAATGTACTTGACTCGGTCGCCGGTGGCGGTATCAACCAGCCAGTCACCATCGGCACTCTTCCGAGTGCCATAGCCCTTGCCGTCAGTCTTGTAGGAGTCCATGATGTCCCATGGGGACCACTTCTGGCCCTTGGCGCCCCAGGCCTGAGACATCTGAGACAGGTTGTCCCACTGGTCCATGATCTCGGGCATGCCCATGTCGGGATTGAAGCCGGGCATCTTGTAAAGGATGCCCTTGTTGATGAACTCTCGCTTCTCTTTCTCCGACCAGCTGAGCGGCATGTTGCGAGCCTGCTCGTACGGCACTTCATTTGAGCCGGTGTAGTCGAGAAGGCCCGGCTTGTTCTGATACTTAGGGGTATATCCAGGGGCGTAAGGCCCCTGGGGAGAGCCTCCACCCTTGGGCTTAGCGGTTGCGCCGAGGTAGACCATGCCAGTCCCACCAGCAGTGCCACCGGGGCTTTGCATCAGACTGTTGACATTGAAGCCCAGTCCTGCCAGAACGTCGGGATCTGCCATGGCTCCTCCTTACTGAAGATTGTCGTTGGTCAGGTATCGATTGTAGAGATCACCGAATGCGGTGTTGGAGTTGACCAGGCCCATTACGACCTGATTCCACGCATGGCCGACATCGGCATTCTCTCCAGTCGGATTGCCTCCGACGTCGAACGACAGTTGCTTGACTCCTCTGGAATCCAGTACCTGCTTAAGCTGCCTGCGTGCCAGGATGTACTGAGCCAGCGGCTGCATTTCCTGTCGCATCGGGTCGGACATCAGGCGAGTGTCCTGAATGGCCTTCTCGAAGGACTTGATCCTGTTCGGAACCTTGCCCCGGTCCAGAGTGTTGAACGCCTCGGACCACGCCGGGAACCTCTCGGATATTACGGAGGTCATCTGCTGCTTGGTCTGAAGGAATCCTTCAGCACCCTTCTGGCTGTATGATTTGAAGCCCGCCCTGATAAGGGCGGCGTCAAGCTGAGTCTTGGCCTTGACGTAGGTTGTCCAGCCAGCCGACTCCTGAGACTTGGTAATAGCCTCATCGGCCGGGATCTTCTCCCGGGCCCTGGCGGAGCCGAAGTGCTGGTCCATCTGCTTCTGGTAAACCGAGGAGCTGAACGGACCGCCGTTGTAAACGTCGCCCACCCAGAACTGAGCCATGTCAGGATCAGCCTTGATGTCATCCGCATACTTCTCCGCCTGCTGGTCTGCGCTGACAGTAGCCGCAATACCCATGCTCTTGGAGAGCGAGGCGGTGAATCCCATGTACTCAGTCCCGAACTTGTCCATGAACTTGTCACGGGCATTCTCGGGATCCATTTTCCGCATCTGGCTGTACTGGTCCACGAAGAACTGGTACTTGGTGCCGGTCAGCGGAGTGGAAGAGGTCTGGGCCGGAGAGCCCCAGGCCTCAAGGATCTCCAGGTTCAGGAACTGCTGGGCTTCCTTTTCGATGTCGGATATCTTGAACGGCTTCTCGTGGAAGTCGGAGTTCGGATCGTTGAACTCGGCTACCTTCTTGTTGTAGACCGCGAGGTACGCCTTCTGGTATGCCTCATTGTTCGGATCGTCGCCCCTCCATGCCTCGTACATGGCCCGCATGTACTTCGGAGTGACTGCATCCACAGCGGACCCCGAGGGTCCGTAGGGGAGGATCTTGGCCCACGTAAGGAACTCGCCAGCAGTTGGGTACTTCTTGGCGATCTGACTTCCGGCCACCTGAACAATGGGTCCAGAGCCGGGGTTGAACCACGGGTCGCCAGGAAGGATGGTGTTCATCGCCTGAAGTTTGATCGGGATGTCGCCCGAACCCTTGCCAGCCCAGGGAGCCTTGAAATGCAACACCCTTTCGGTGATGGGAACGAACTTCTTCTCAATGAACTCGCCAGTCACCGGATCGTGAATGGTGGCCTGACCATCTTCATTGACCAGATTGCCCTGCGAGTCGGTCACCATGTTGGCTGCAACCGGTGCATTGTAGATCTTGGCCATCTTGCCCAGCATCTCGGGCTGTTCTGCAATCATTCCGCCCCAGCGGGCGAGACCGTCAGCGTGAGCCGAGAAGAAGGGCGACAGGAACCTTACCGCCTCCGACGCGCTCGTACGCGTCGGGTCATAGACGATCTGGCTGATATCCTTGCGGGCCAGTCGGTCAGACGATTCAAGAATCTTCTGGAACGTGGCCGGTTCAA